GTCCGAGCCGGCCGACATGGCCAAGGCATTCGGCCTGCCCGTCTTCAAATTCGAGCCATGACCTTCAAGCCCCCGAAGCCCCAGAAAGAGCCCGAGCCGCGCGGCGATGTCGAGGTGGGTGACCACCTGTACGTGCACCATGGCGGCCAGCCGTGCACCGGCGAGGTGACCGCGCACGGCCGCCACGGCGTCACCGTCAAGATCGACGGCCAGCACCAGAAAGTCCGCTGGGACAAGGTGCTGGGCCACAAGCAGCGGATCCCGCAGCGCTACGACGTCATCGACCACGGCGAGGACGGCATGCTGGTGCAGGACGCCAGCGGCCGTCGTCGCTTCGTGGCCACCCCCAACGAATCCAAGGACGACCCCATGGTGGCAAAAGCATTCGGGCGGCGCCCGGTGTTGTTTCTCAAGGCGGGCCCGGCGCCCGGCCCTGGCCTGCAGCAGAAGAAGGTCACCGACAAGAACGGCGTGCAGACCACGCGCTGGGTGAGCACCGACATCGGCGGCCCGCCGGCCCAGGCAGGCCAGCACATCGGCTACGAGAACGGCGAGCATCGCGGCCACGGCCAGGTTCTGTCTGCCGGCCAGCACGGCGTCACAGTGCGCGACCCCAAGGGCGGCGAGCACCGCGTGCCCCACGACAAGATCACGCACCACTGGCAGGGCGACGGCGCACCCGACGCCAGCCCGCATGACGCCCAGCCCGAGCAGGGCGCCCAGGAGCAGGCCCAGCCGGCGCCGGTCGATGCCGCGTCGCTGTTCGACAAGGCCACGATCGAGGCGCTGCCGGACAAGGTCAACCAGCCCGCCCAGAGCTGGGACGAGCTGGTGCAGAAGGGCACCGAGGGCCTGGAGCAGTTCCGGGGCATGCTGGGTAAGGTGCAGCAGGCCATGGGCCTCAAGACCGGGATGAAGCCCGAGCAGATCACCCCCGAGCAGTGGGAGAACGGCGACGGCTTCCTGTTCATTGCGCCACTCAAGGGCGAGAAGCGAGCCAAGGAGAAGGTCGACGCCGACTACAAGGGCGACTGGTCGCAGCTGCGCGACATCGTGCGCGGCACGATCAGCGTGCCCACCATGGGCCACGTCAAGCAGGCGCTGGAGCACATGAAAGCCGCCGGCCTGGAGATCGCCCAGAAGCCCAAGAACCGGTTTGCGAAGCCGACCGCCGAGGGCTACCGCGACCTCATGGCGTTCGTGAAGCTGCCCAACGGCATGGTGGCCGAGCTGCAGATCCACACCAAGGCGATGACCCTGGCGAAGGAGAAGGGCCACAAGGACTACGAAATCACGCGGTCGCTGCAAGGCAAGTACGGCGAGCCCGAGCCTGGCGACAGCTGGTCGGACGATGACCACCGGTCGTACTACGAGGCCTTGAAGCGCCAGAAGGCGATCTACGACGATGCGTGGTCGAAAAGCAACGGCAGCCAGGACAAGACTTTGATCAAATCCGATCAAGCGGCTACAATGGCATTGTTGTTTCGGAGGGTTGCGTGATGATTTTCATTGAGAACGAGGGAGCGCTGTTTCGGGGCCCAGCCCGGGCGTGGCCCAAGGAAGTCTGGAACGGCAGCGAGTTCGTGTCGTACCAGGGCGCCGTGCCGAAGGACATCGACTGGGGCGACGAGATCGACGAAACCGAGGCGCAGCGCCTGATGGGCCAGCGGCCTCAGGGCGAGCAGCCGCCCAGCAACCGGCCGAGCAGGGGGCCGCTTGATCCTCCTGTTCAAGTCGATCCAGGTTCGGGGGCACACCCGCCGCGATGGCGTCTACGTCTCGCCCCACGTCCGCAATGCCGACCGCTACGCCGACAAGGCCCACGCCGGCCAGTACCGCAAGGGCAAGCCCGGCGCCCCGCTGGTCCCCTACATCGAGCACCCGCGCGCCGTGGCCCGCATCCTGCACGACGAGGCCGGCATCACCGATCACGTCACCCTGCAGGCCGCCCTGCTGCATGACACGATGGAGGACACGGGTGCCACGCACGCGAACCTCGTCGCGGAGTTTGGGCACGACGTCGCCGATCTGGTGGCCGAGCTGACCAACCCGGCGGACTTCGGTCCTGGCGGCAAGGCCGCATGGCAGGCCGCCCACGCGGCGAAGATGAGCCCGCGCGCGGCCGCTGTGAAGATGGCCGACAAGACGGCGAACCTGCGCGACCTGGTGGCGTCGCCGCCGGATTGGGACGCAGCCCGCAAGCGCAAGTATTTCGACGACGCGCGCCAAGTGGTGCAGTCCATGGGCGCCAAGCATCCGGTGCTGGAACGTCTGTTTTCTACAACGTACCTCACGGGGCTGGACAAGCTCTGATCGTTTTGGGTTAGAATTCAACCATTCCGACGACGCTTGCAGGCCGGGCTGGGAATCAAACCGGGAACACGTCTGCTGGGCCAGTTGAGCCCCTTACCGTAGGAGACTGCGGGGAAATCAGCAGAACCCAGCGATGGGAGCCGCCCCTATACGCCTTGCGCGAATTCAGGGTGCGCCGGATGGGCAACCGGCCTTGATGCCTGGCTTTGTAAACCAGGGCCATCAAGTGTGATGATTGGCACACAGAGAGACGGTTTCAGCTCCGACCACTAGGTTGCCCGGGAAGCACGTCGGCGCCAGCCAGTCATCACGCTTGATGGTTTGGGTCGGGGGTTCCTGGCCGCTATCAACGAGCACGGGTAGCAGTTTGTGTGGGTCTGCCCCGATAAATGCAAACCACAGGTCGACCCACCCACGGGAGACGCCTCGGAAAGACGAGGACCATCACATCAGCGGCGGCGCTGAAGGAAACGCCTGAACATTAGGCCAGCACAAGAGGTACAGCCGACCAGCGGCCAGGGCCAGGAGTGAGCGGGCGGGGGAAAGTGGGCGGTTGGTCCGGCCTGCGGCCCGTTGTTACCCCGCGTGGAGCCGGTATCAAGCCCGGCCCGCTGATGTGATGGTGTGCAAGAGCCGTTGGCCTCGGGGTAAGTCGATTGAACCTGGGCCTGTTTTGGCGGCGTCGGGATCGACACTGGCGCATTGCGTTGGGCTTCGAGCGCTGCACCATCAACCTCCTCCCTGAGTGGCTTCGGCCGCTTTTCAACCCGCCTCGTGCGGGTTTCTTTTTGTCGTGACGCCACACTGGGGGCCGCCCGCAAGGGCATGGTTGGGTGTCGACCGCAGCGGATCCTCGGGATGTAAGGGCCGCAGTCTGGTACGGGCGTGCCGTTTCATGGGTGGGCGGCGTCTCCTGGTGGTGTCTTCGGGCACCGCTCGCCTGGGGCCAGACCGATACCGCGCGTCAGGCGGCGAAGGCCGGGGTGGGAGACCGCCCCGGCTTTTTGTCGTGATGGCACCATGCGAGCATGGGCCTATTCATCGACATCATCGACCTCGACGAGCCGCGCACGAACGCCGCGCTGGAGTACCTGTGCAAGGCCGGGCACGACCACGACGACGGTATCTGGGCGCCGATGGACAGCCCGCTGATCGCCCGCCTGGTCGAGCTGTTCACCCAGCGCGGCCTGGCGCGCCTCGATGCGTTCCGCACTGAGCTGCTGGCGTGGACAGAAGGCCACCGGCACACGGCCGGTGAGCGCATCGCCCGACCGGCTGGCGTCATGGAGCGCTGGAACGAGGCCGAGAAGTCGCTGGTCAAGCTGTACCTGGAGCACCTGCCGCCGGCCGAGTGGACGCTCGACGACCACATGCTGGCGGTGGACTACCTGGCGCAGCGCTACCTGCCGCCCGAGGACATGCGCACCGAGGCCGAATGGCTGTCGGCGCGGTCGAGCATCATGGGTCGCGTGCAGGCCGCCATGAGCGAGGTTGACGCCAAGCAGGCCGACGCCATGATCATGGCGATGCCTGGCACCACCGAGGCGGTCGCGGCCGCATTCGGCGCCACCCAGGCCCAGCGTGCGATGATGGACTTTGCCGCCCAGCGCTGCGCCGAGAACGTGCGTCACCTGGCCGAGAGCGCGCGGCACGCCATGCGTGGCGTCATCGCCGAGCACGTCACCCAGCGCGCGCTGGGCGTGCAGGGCCCTGGCTCGTCGCTGGAGACCAAGCTGCTCGACGCCTTCGGCACGCTCAACCGCGATTGGCGGCGCATCGCCGTCACCGAAGCGGGCGAAGCCCAGACCCAGGGCTACATCTCCAGCCTGCCGGCCGGCACCAAGGTGAAGCGCGTCGAGCAGTACCGGAACGCCTGCGCGTTCTGCCGCAAGATCGACGGCATGGTCGTCACCGTGGTGGACCCGGGCATGGTGCACAAGGACCCCGACACTCAAATTTGGGCGGGGAAGAACAACATCGGGCGCAGCGCCAGCCCGCGCAAGCGCGTGGGCAACGCCTTCGTCGAGCGCGAGGCGGACGAAATGTGGACCGTGCCTGCCGGGCTGGTGCACCCGCATTGCCGGGGGCGTTGGGTGCCCACCGTCACCGACCGGCCAGGTGACAGCGCCGAGTTCGGCGACTGGATCCGCGCCCAGCTCGCCCAGGGCGAGAAAGACCGCGAATGATCATCCTCCTGAAATCCCATCCGGCCACCCGCACCATGATCGGCGGCGACCCGACGCCCGAGCAGGCGAAGTCCGGCGACTACCCCAAGCTGCGCCAGGACTGGCACGGCCTGACCATTGCCATCGAGCATCCCGAGGGCACGGTGCGCGAGGGCGTCGACGAGACCGGCAAGGCTTGGCGCACGGTGTTTCGCTACGCCTACGGCGAGATCCTGGGCACGCTTGGAGTGGATGGTGACCCGGTGGACGTGTTCATTGGCAGCTACCCGGACGCGCCCGAGGTTTACGTCGTGCAGCAGATGAAGCGCAAACAGTGGGACACGCCCGACGAGCAGAAGTGCATGATCAACTTCGCCAGCATGGACGAGGCCCGCGACGCCTACCTGGAGCACTACGACGATCCGCGATTCTTCGGCGGCATCACGGCTATGCCGGTGGCCGAGTTCATCGCCAAGGTTCGCGCCACGCGCAACGCGCCGGCCATGATCAAGGCCCAGCCCGCCGTCGTGCTGTTCTTCAAGGGCTACGTCGGCCCGTACCTGCGCGGCGGCCGGATCGTCAACGCGCGCGGCTACCACGGGCGGGCGGCCCACGGCACGCCTGGCGGTCCCGGGCAGATGAGCCTGTTCGGCGGTGCCAGCAGCGGCAAGCCGATGGGGCCGAGCCCGTATGCCGGCAAGGACCCGGTGAAGGACACTCGTGACCTGTTCGGGGGCGAGAGCGCGGGCCCTGCGCCGCCCGGCGAGCACGACCACCTGCTGGCTGACATCCCGGGCGCGAAATGGCGACGCGGCAAGGGGCTGATCAGTGGGCACTACGGCGTCGAGGTCAACGGCGAGGTGCTGGGGAACTACCACGCCAAGCCCGAGGATGCGGTCAACGCTGCCAGCCAG